GTCGTTGTGCTTTTCTGTTTTCCTCGTATTTTCCGTAAGCCGCTAAAGCACCGCCTGCGGCTAAACTTCCAAGTGCGAATATCATTATATTGAATCTCCTGTTTCAAACTGAGGGAGAATAACCTGGATCCCAAGAGGATCCGAAGTATTTGATTCAAGCCGTATTGACTGGTCCGTGTCCCACGGAGAAAAATTTTCGCACCTGATTGTCCCCGTATACGGGAATTGTACCACCCCTTGAAAATCTGGCGGACTAATCTTCTGTCTGTTTACCGTGTGCGTTCTGTTATTCACCAAGTCAAAAGGTCCGGTTTTATAACAGCGGAAAAATAAAGCGCCGGCAAGTTTTTGCAAGCCCTCTGTCTCAGGCGTGTCCATTCTGAAAGTTTCAAGCGCGGCTGTAAACGGGAGGCCATATATCAAATTGGTAAACGCCGGGATCGCCGTCGATTGCCCTGTCACAGAATCGATGTACGTCGTGATAGCCCCAAGAGTCGCGACTGCCGTTCCTGTATATTCTCTACCGTCAGAAGTTCTTAAAAACCGAATCGCGATTGTGTTTCCGTTAAATTGTACCGCTAAGAAAGAAGAACCTGCGGACACAAGCGTTGCACAGTCAAGGTAAAATCTGCCCGAGAAAGAAGCGTCGTCGGTGGTTTTCATTCGCTCTATGTTTCTGCACAGTCTTCCGCCAATGTTTCGTTTCACCATAAAATAAACGGCGTCCTCGTCGCTCGCTCTGATAGTCACGACCGATTCAATGATGTCTCCGGACCTGGTGTTTATTCTGCACCAGGCAACCCCGGTATCGTTCAACCTTCCAAGAATAGCCGTTCCATCTTGCAGTACTGCTATTATTTCATTATACGGAGCTTGTCTGAAATCGATTGAAATAATATCGCTGCCGGCAATGTGTTCGGAATACTCCATCATGTCATACCCTGTATCTCCAAAAGCTCGGATTCTACGGGATGAGGAAGATACAAACATGATCGAGTTTTTAATAAATCTGGCTTGCAAATTCGCGGAACCGTATCGTGACACAAGATCAACCCTAGGGTTAAGAGCAGTGAGTCCTGCAGAGAAAAGGAATTCACTTGTCGATGTTCCGATAAACAGATCTTGTTGAGCAACCAGTGATTGGATAGCTTCATTCTCGTCAGTCGCGATAGCCAAAAGAATTGCGCTCGCGGCCCCTATCTGCTGGGTGGTGTTCGTTCTAGTTTCATACTCAGGAACGTTGTTGTCGGCCCAAGGCTTCGCCCTCATTGCTGTTTGAATGTATTCCAGTTCTTCAAAATAGCAGAAATTGAAATAGTCGTTCACTTTCGACATAAACAAAAAATTGGGCTCTGCCTTCGACCCTCCGAGGCATAATCTCCCTTGATAAAAAGCAACGACCGATGGATATTCTTCTGGCGATTGAAAAGGCGCTAGAATTATACCAACTTGACCCGTGAGTTTTGCAGAGGTGTTTCTTGATAATTTTATAGTAGTCAGGACAGGAAAAGAAAAAAGAGTAATTTCTATTACTGGTTCTTTTTTTACTAAGTCCATTTTTTTTACAGCCCATAAAGGTCGTTTTCCTGTTAAAGCCATAGTTGGATCGCATTTGTATGTTTTCCCTTCTACCATCCATGGGGAAAGCCGGTCAACCATATCTATCATTGATTCTGAAAACCCGTTTATTGACAGGTTTTCATTAGTTACTATGATATATCCAGTAAAGGTTCCTGAGTCTCCACTGTTTATAGTTATAGAACTATGACTTGAAAAATTGAAAGTTACTGAAAAGGTTCTCGATCCGTTATAATAGGCAAAACCGTAAGTCGCATTTCCTTGAGATGTTACCCATTCAGGAGATGTATTACATACAACCCATTCCGTTCCGTGGGGGACGTGAGAGTCGAACCACTGTAAGGCAGCTAACCAGGATATCCCGTCAGGGAGATCTCCTACATAATCGTCTAGCTTGTAATAATCTTCTGTCACTAAAAGAATAGTGTTCAATGCAAGGCTTTGTTTATGCTGAATTCTCGATCCTACTCTTTTTGGTGATATAGGGAACGCGTCATTCGTATTTCCTGCCGAGTACTGGTCTTTTATTACTCCGGATATTGATAGTTTCGGTTCTATTGTTGTCCTGGATGCCACTATAGACGTAATATCGTACAGTGTCGTTCCTATCATAAATTTTGCATTAAGCCCGTCGGAACTTGTGTAGGTTTTTGTTTCTGTTGAGGTAATTGTCGTAGAAACTTTAGGCTCGATCGCAGCGAAAATGTCATTAAAACTCATTGGCTTGTAGACACCAATTTCTTCTAAAACGAGCTGAGTTGCTGCAATATTTCCGTTGAATGAGATATCTCCATAGCTTACCGCAAAGGTTGTCGCTCCTGATGAAGTCCCAATGTCCAACTTAATAAAAAAAGGCTTAAAACTGTTATGGACCAATACAATCTGGTTTCTGTTTTGTGCGTATTTAATTTCAGAAAGAATTTCCGACGTTCCTGAATAGATAATTTGAATATCGGCTGCCGAAGAGTCAACCAGAAAGGTGGGGGAGGCCCCTCCGGATACATTCAACATTTTTATATATCCGTTAAAAAGGAGCAATAAAATATCGACGTCGTTACTGATTGACCAGGGAATCATCCGGCAAGAGCCGAGGCCAGTAGCGTCAATCAGTTTTTTGAACTCAAGTCCTCCACGCTTGCCCGCCCCTCCCAAAGGATAGGGAAGAACATTCGTCATCTCCGTTGCCCCTTTGGAGTACAACGGAAGGTCTACGCGGCCGGCGAGTCGAGGGGAAAGTTCCCCCATAGAAAAATCGGTGACAATCGGACGCATCGCCCCCATGGTTTTACTGCCTTGCCTGAGTCGTTGGGTTTACATTTTGTCTGTCAGTCCACCAAGGATCTGCGGAGTCGATCTGTTTTTCCTGAGCCGTAGCGTCCTGGGCCATGCGCATAACCGCGGCAAATTCTTGCTGGAGGGCCTGATACAGGCCTGCGCTATTCGCAAGAGTGACTGCGAGTTTCGATGCAAGACGCAAAACAAGAGCGTCCGCAAACATAGAATCGAACTTTGTAGGATCCAAAACCTGCTCGATGTATTTCAATTCGAGACAATTTTCTGTGTTAATTACCTGAGATGACATATTGCATAGTATCCGTTTGTCCGCTCCTCCCTGAACCACTTCAAAAAGCGTCTCAGGGTTTGCCGCGACGGTCAGAATTTTCAGGACAGGAAGGAATACTGTAAAAGCTGATCCAATGGAAGTCGCAGGCCTGTCAAGCGTTATTGTGTGAGTTGTGGCGTTTACAGCAACGATCCTGGCGTTGACCGGGATTCCCGCACCATATACTCCGCGACCTACAAGGCTGGCATAATCAATAATGGAAACTCCAACTCCGGTAATTGTTGCGTTTCCGACGGCAGACGTTCCTGTAAAAGCCAGGTGGTTTTCTGCCTTGAAAGCGTAAGAATACTGGTTCATGGGTAACACGAAAGCGGTATCCTGTGGAATATAGGACGTTTTGGTTGCAAAATTGAAAGGGTATGTGCGCAAAAGTTCGTCACGAGTCTGCGCATAGACCGATTTACAGACACGAGACTGTTTGGTGTCCTCGACGGTATCTTTGATCGTTTCAGCTCCAATACGCCATAGCGCCTTGTTGCACAAAGCCGCCTCAAGATTTTCGTATACTGCGTCAAAAGCAGGGATTAACACCAGTGCCATAAAAGCCTCCGTATCTCAATACTAGAGTCAGATTATATATCATGTCGCTAGATAAAGAAACCCCCGAAGTTTCCCTCGGGGGTTCGCCTCGATTTTTACTCGGGGATTATGGCCATATTGAATGTGGCTCCGCCCGTCATGCCGGAGGCTCCAGTGATCTGGATCTTCCAGAACTGATTCATTCCCGGCGGGATCGGCAGTTTCATGATTTCTTTTCCCGCTACGATCTGCGCAAGCAGTACCGTTCTTGCTTCTGCAGTAACATACGATCCGCCAGCGGTTGTCGCGGACTGGATTTCAAACAGGAACGACGCTCCGGCCGCTGCTGTGGTCGCTTTTACGCGCACATACAGGTAGAGCTCTCCGCCTGCGTCAGTATACCCGGCGCTTTTGACGTCAATATAGTCTGATATGAGCGGGGTAGTTCCCGACGTTACGAGGTCTTCTGAAAGACCCGGGGTAACAACGGCAAATTTTGCATCCATTATCATAATTCATGTCTCCTTCAAGGATAAGCCCTGGAGTATCCCAGGGCCGAGTTCGTTTTTATTAGCTGATGGTGGATTCGTCAGCGCCGAGCGTGTCTACGCGGATAACCGGGATTCCCTGGAACGTGAGCTGCTTGCGTCCCCAAACATCCTGCTGGTCAAAGAAAAGGTTTCCTTTGGCATTAAAGCGTTTGCGGAAAGCTGCCATTACCTGCGGTCCAACATAGATCGCGGTATTAGAGGTATCGCCCATCGGGAGAGTTTCGATCAGGTCGATCATATTTTCTTCGCCCTTCGCGACGTTAGTATCGTTTCCGAAAGATCCGACAGTACTACCGGGAGTCACGTTGATATTGCAGAGGCGTTTTACAGCCCGAGCGTCAGCAATGTTAAGACCGAATTCCCAGCCGAATTTCGTCATGACAACTTCATAACGATTTCCAGCAGCGTCATAAGCCGGCTGCTCACGGAGGTCAGTTACCGAGAGCATTTTGCTCATGTTCTGAGGATAGGTAAGAAACACGCCGTCGGTTCCCCACTTTATGATCCATATGGAGGCCATGTTCGCAACTGCTCCGCCGTTTGACATAACGGAGTTTAGCGCGATCGCGTTCATCCGGGTGGTGAGACCGTCGATGCTTCGCATATCGGCTCCGCGGGCTCCATAACCATTCTTTCCGAAAATGGTCGAATGGAAGGTTTTAATCAGGCCGCGGAAATGGGTTGCCTCTCTCGAGCGGCGGAATTCGATGGGATCAGCGGCTTTGTCCAGGATACGAGTATCGATCTGGAGGCGATCCTCAAGACGACACATCGGTTCCATGATAGGAACGGAGGTAGCCGCCGAGTTCGGAGTACCTTCATTGTACCGAACCAAAGTTCCTGTCGGTTCGCTCGAAACACGAAGCATCTCGTGGGTTGTGTCGCCGTTGGCGCGTTCCCAGTAGGCTTCCTCAACGATCGGGACCTGCTGAGACAGGACGTCGATCAGTTTCAATGTGCTTCCGTTCGGGCCTTGAGACCTCATGATTTCAGGAAGCGTATACACTTTGTCTATTGCAAATGACATCTAATTCTCCTTAATCCTTTTTCGGGAATCTTTCGTTCATCCAATCATACGGATCTGCGTTTTGAGCCTTAGTTTTAACAGGACCACCAGAAACGATTGAATCTTCACCGAGCCGCTTCCCGAGGGTTACGAGCCCCTTGATAAATTCAGGGTTATTGTCTATCCCGCTACCTATTAACTTCTTTGACGCTCCAGGGAATAATACTTCAAGAGCTTTTTTCGCGATACCGAGGCTTGCCTCAATTTCCGATCCATACTCTTTTTTCAATACCTCTGTAGCCGCTGTTATCTCTGCCGCGATTGCAGTTTCGGATGCTTCTTTCTGCCGTTTTTGCTCGACCGATAGTACCGATGTCAGGTTTTTTACCTGCGTCGGAGTCATGCCGCTTTCAAACGCTGCTTTCTTGATATCAGCTATCGCTGTTTCCGTAAAACCTTCTGTCGGCACTTCATACTTATCCGGAGACTCCGGCCGTAAGTGTGAAAAAACCTTTTCCCATTCCGCTGGGTCGGCATCGCTTTTAGGAATCTGTATTGAACTCCCTAGTTTTCTCTGCAGCTCGACATAGCTTTTTGCAACTTCGTCCCTGTTCGCGAATTTATGCAAGCTCTTCTCGCCTCGCAAAGGCTCCGGTAATTCACTGATCCATGAAGGTGGTGTCGTCGTGGTTCCATTATCGGGAACCGAAGTCGAACTCTGAGTGTCCGGTGTTGAACCCGGGTCAAGTAGTCCTGCCATTTATATACTCTCCTTATAGGGTATAGATGCCAATTTGTCAATGATGCTTTTCACATTGTTGTCCTGGTACACTCCAAGGCGGAAAAGCATCCAAACGCCATAATTCCTGAGCGCAATAGCGGCCGGATCATCCAGGGGAAGAGAATCAAAGGTGTGCATCTGCAGTAGCATCTCTTCCAGAATGTCCTTTCCATCTGGGGTGGAAAAGAAAACGTTTCGCCATTTTTCCGAGATCGCAATATCTTCGCCTTCAAGTACTGCCATGTTTTATTTCCTTAATTGATTGTTTCCGGAACTGACTTGCTTTACGCCCATTTTATTCCCAAGCGGACTTCCGGGGTCCGGTGCCGTGCCTGCCGCTGGCGTCGCTTTTGCCCTCTCTATTTCAAGCTGCTCTTGTTTTGCTTTTTCCTGTGCCTCTGCCTGAGCTTGCTGCCTCTTCTTTGCTTCCTCCGGGCTGACGATTCCCTCGGGCGGGAATCCCGCCACGCGAACCAGCTCTCGGGCAGCGTAATTCAGGTCAAAGTTCAGTATTGTGCTCGGATCCCCCTGTGCAACACCGAAGGCTGCCTGGAGGCCCTGCTCAATTCCCTGTTTCACCAGATATTTTTTCTGAGCCTGGGCAAGAGGCCCGACGAATTCCATCGCCATGATGATAGACGGATCCATCCCTTCGGGAAGCTCCGGGAGCCGGCCGGCCGCGAGCTCGATTTTCATGGACGTCATAATAAGCGGTTCAAGGTACTCGCTTTGGATTCTTCCGACCATCGGGCCCATAACGGCCGCTGATTGAGCCTTCATTTCCATGATCTCTGTCGCGGTTCTGTCGCGAGATCCCTGCATCTGGGCCATCGACATAAAGTAATCGGCCTTGAAATGTTCTTTCAGGATTTTTGATCGACGTTCCATTGAGTCTATCCCTAAAGGGTAGCTGATTGTAGTCATGACGGGCCTGATTTCCTGGTCTCCAGTCTTATAGGTAATCCCGCCAGGAGCGATTCTGATATTTCCCTTCATACTGAGGGTCGCTTCCATAGGCGGGCGGGCAGCGAGCTGCGCGACGTCGGCCATTGTTTTCGCCTGCATGTTCATCATTTTTACATCGAAGAGGGCGTCCATCGAAGGACTTCCGCCATAAGTCATTCCGGCGTATTTCTTGAATCTCCAGGCGCTAAAGTGCTGGTAATCGAACCCTCCCTCCCGGAGAATAAACTGAGGCTTCTGGTCATCGGTCCCTTCAATGCTTTCTCCGCAGAATAGGTAAATCGATGCTATCGGTTTATTTATATCAATCTGGACTGCATTGTCGGTGTCTCCGGGGTAGCTCCGCGGGTAGGTCGCGTGGAGCACGCGGACTTTTTTCTCCATGTTGTCTTTGGCTTTTTTTAGCTCTTCCGCCGTAAGAATATCTTCTCCAAATTCCTCGATCATCTGCCGAAACGACATTTCAAACTCGCGGTGCAGGAGGTCTACGTGGCCGAACCTATTTTCCGATATCAAGATTTCACGTAGGTGAAGCGTCTCAAATACCGGCTTTTTCTCTTCCTTATTGTCAGAAACAATGGTAACTACCGTTCCGAATACGGTCCCGTCATCGAGACCTTCTGCTACCGCGTCATAGAAATTGGACTTCGAAAACGTGTCCATCATGTGCAGTTTAAGCGCATGGGCGTATTTCTGGACTTCCGGATCCTCTTTGGCTTTATCATCCCTGGGAGCAAAGTTCAGCCAGTCAATCGAAGGAGAAACCATCTGACCAAAAAGGCCGTCTGCCATCCGGTTCTTGTCGGAAATCGCCTCTCCGTCGAAAATGTATTTCCCGAAGTCGTCGTCGGTCTGAGTCTCGAACGACCATCCGGAGCGCGACGGTTTTATATACCGTGAAAGCTGAACGTAAATTGCCCTCATTCTGTCTTTCTCGATATGAAGGGCCTTGTTGTCCCTCGATATTTTGGCAATCAATTCCTTGTCATGGTCTGAAAGCGTTCGCTCTTTCATTTTTTAGTCCGCCTTATTTATCGATATAGTCGTATGTGGCATAGTCATACGAATTGTCTTGCTGTGCTTCGCTCGCCCACGAGGGCAGATCATCGTCGTCCCCGGCCGTAGGCTGCGGGAAAAAAGTTTTCATGTCAGCATCCGTGATTCTGGCCATGCAGTCAAGCATATCATCATGCGTCATATAAGGGAATTGGGAATATTCATCCCGCTTGAACTCATCTATGAAATCGTGCTGGTTTCCTTTCTGGTCTACGCGCATAAGTTTTTCCGGTATATAAAACCTGCCGGCCTGGAAGATCGGCTGCAGCCTCTTTATCCGGTCGATTTTCCGCATATTCCCTCCGAGCGGGGTAATCGTAAACCTGTATTGCCTGATTTCCTGCTCGCCTTCAACGTGCGAGATGTCCGACTGCATCCCATACTTTTCGTATCCGACTCCAATCGGCCGGTATTCCTGGTGCAATCTGAAAAGCCGGTTGGTCCTCTCGCTCAAGGAAAGCCGGTCGCGAATCATATCCACCAGGTAGAAGTTCTTGTCTGGCCCGAGCCCGATAACCATGATGACCGTATAGTCCGATGTCTCTTTTTTCTCATTGGCCGGGTCTATCAGTATGTACATATTCAGTTTTCTGAAAAACTCAGCCTTCGGTATCCAGTACCGTATCCATTCTTCACGGAAGGTTTCCTCTCCTTCCTGTACGGGAGAATTGAATAGCTGGCAACTCGAGACGTATGGTCCCATGTCGATGATTTTTCTCGCAAGAATCTCTTTCGTCCACAGCCAGGGTTCGCCATCGACTTTATTATCTTTTGTTGCTGAATACAGTCGGACGTTTACCGCTCCGCGGGCAATCAGGACTGAGTACGTGTCCGCGTAGTGGTAGCGCGTCCCAACGAACCGCCTCCCCCCGCCCAGATTGCTCCCGAGATTGAAAGAAATCGACAAAGCCTCTGTGACCTTGTTGATCATTTCAGGGGTAGTGACCGAGTTTACCGAAACCACATCATCGTATACTAAATATCTAAAATGCTTGCTTGTCGGCTGTCCGTCGATCAACCCCCACGCCTCAATCGTCGCTTCTTTTGGGACGCCGTTCCTTTTTACTATGATCCCGTCGTCCTCGGACCACTTCGGCGCTTCTTTCGCCGGATCCTGGTAAAAAATTTCAGGATACAGCTCTTTCAGTCGCTCATTCTTCTCGAAAACCGTCTTTATCTGGCGCAAAAATCCCTTTGCTATCGGCCGGTTGAAGCTGAAAATGCCTACCGTCACCTCCGGATCGTTTATGATCAGGAAAATCGTGCCGGCAAAGGTGATAATCGTAC